AGCGTTATCCATAATACCGGTCATCGATACGCCTAACAAACGCTCTTCTTCCGTGTTTTTCTGCCAGATACGCCGTAGATACGGGAAGTTTGTCAGTGTAGACTGCCATGTACCAATTAAAGTAGCGATGCGTACCTTACGTTTTAGGTCATCAATGCTGTCGTTTCCACGCACAATAATCTCCGACAGATTACAAAATTGGTATGGACGTAAGATAATTTCGGAACATGGGTTTGTGCCAAAGTCTTGACCTGCTTCACGCCGGCCATTCTCCGCAGCTTTCTTCTGCGCTGCGCCACGGTAGAACATGCCGCGTTCACCTGTGCCAGACTGCGCTAATGAAATCCATTCACGCATAAATGTCTGCATATCGGGCTTCTCTGTGTATGCAACAGAGTTGTTTGCCATCTGGCGCTGCGGGTCTGTGTCCCAGAAAGCACCAACCTTAGCATGCCGCATTCTATCGTCAGACAAATTAGACAAGCTAATCATAGCAGAGCGACGTACACCGCCTGATACAACGACTTCACCAACTTTGCACATGATGTCATGGCACTCTAGGCTTGACAGGCGCCGGCCATTTGCCTTTTTAAATGTTTCGACTGTGAACCGGAACAAATCATCAAGTGGTGCTGGGCCTGACGCACGTCCACCAAATGTCTTCAGCTTTGAACCGGCGGGGCGCACCTTGCTCATATCCCATGTAGGAATCTCGCCTGACCACAGCAGAGCCATTAACTTACGAAAAGCTTTCGCCCAGCCCTCCTTGCTATCGCGCACGGTAATCACTTCGTCTGCTGGGAACATCTTCTCAGGGACTTCTGGAAGTTTACATATGTATTGCCGCTCCACAGAGAAGCCTACACCGGTTCCGCACATCAAGATGTACATAGCCTCATCAAAAGCTTTAGGGTCGTCTACGGGCAAATACGAGCAGTTATAGCCGGCAGTGTTATCACGCTCCAGCGCTGCGCCAGAAGTCATCATAGCACGCATAGATGGCATAACTTCAGAATGTAAAATAGCCTGCTGTACTTCTTCAAACTCTTCTGCAGGAATTTTGTATCCGTGCTTAGCTTTCAAAGAATCACGCATGTAATTCATATACCGTGACACTGTTTCGTGCCACTCCTCACGACGCTGTTCGTCGTCAAGCCACCGCGCGTAACGAGACTTGTGAATAAATTGTTGATAATACGTAGGAAGAACGACGTTACTCATTGGACGCACCTGTGAAGCTGTTAAGTATAGACAGGCGGTCGGCGTGTATGGCTATTTTATCTAGCTCACCTTGAATAGCTTCCATGATATCAGAGTGTTCGCCAATACCAGCAGGATTAGCTAGATATACTTCAATGTTAGCTCTGTGTAAATTTATGTTACCTTTTGCGTGGTCACTTAACGCTTTCAACATTAATTCTTTCATTATTTTGTCCTCACTGTAATAGAGACAGGTTCAATGCCTTCAACATCGTATAGCAAATCAGACACATAATCACTGACAATTTCAGGTAATTCTTCAGTGTCTGCATTAAATTCTTCTAAGTCTAGCTTTGCTCTTACAATAATGTCTGCTCTAACCGTCGTCCTGTTCATTTTCTTGTTCCAGAATTAAGCGCTCTAAATAAAATTGCGCCTTCCGCAAGTCCTCAAGAGGCTTGCCTTTGTAGCGATGTCGCCACAAATACTTTATGGTATTGCCATTGCAATAGCCTTTAAACAGTTCTGGGCCTAGCGCAGCGCGTATTGCCTCAATACACTCTACACCGCCCTTATTGTAATGTGGTGGATTGTTAACTAGGTCAACTTCTTTTAATTTGCGTTTCATGTACGCCTCATGTCTCTCTACAACCATATCAATCACACGAATCTAAACGTGATATGATTGCACAGTATTTACCGTTTTCATCAGTATGAGTAGATAGGACACGAGTGTCATACCCCATGTACGGGTACGACCGCTGGTATCTTTCTATATCCTCTTGTAATTCTGCCGAGCTATCTGCAGACAATAGCACACGTATATCCTTGCTCATGTCATTATCCTTTCTACAATATCAGCTATGGCATGATAAGATGCCCAGCCTAAAAAACCAAAAATACAGGCAAATAAAAACATTTCAATGCCATCATGTGTGAGGTAATAATACTTCACTTTATTCCAATGCTTATTCATGTTCGCCGCCATTACCCCTACCAAGCCCACCAAAATACTGTGGCTTACGCTTAGCGGTTTCAAATACACCTGCTGTAATAAACACGCCAGCTATCAGTAACGCATGAATAGCGGCACTAATACCAAAAGCGATGACAGAGCCAAGCCACATGGAAAAAATAATGCACCACATCCATGCAAGTATTTGCATGATAAGATGCCTAGTGTTTACATCAGGAATATTACGTAATGGATTGTAACGGTTGTCCATTATGACATTCCAACTGTTGTGAATGAATTTCATCAGTAATACGCCTTTATTGCTTCACCAATTTGTTGTGCTATCTGTGGTACAATAGCGTTACCTAATCCTTTAAGTCGGTCCACCCTTTTGGGTATCCCATTAGCCACTCGACCCACGTCGGGTTCAATGTGCCAGTCCCACTGTTGCGTACCTCGGGGTGATTTCCAAGCATTTTCTGCATCTTGTCCCCTGGTTGCCCCGCTTTGTGTTCGCTCGCTGAGGGTGTTGGCCACATCTTCACCGCTGCGCACAGGTACTTCCTGTCGTGCATGTGAGTGTGACTCTTGCTCCCCACCGGACCACAGTCCTTGTACTCCGAGGCTCGTGGTGTCGGCCACATTCTGACTTGGTCTGCTAAGTTCGCTCCAAATTTCAAGTTGGGATTCGTCTTGCTGATTCTCCGCCCCTTCTCGTCCAGTTGTCTCGGTCCCCCTGTTACGTCCGTTGTCCTCGGTGTGGCCCACAATCCAGACTCTGTTTCGTTTGTGTGGGGCGCCGACGGCGACAGCTGGAACAACAAACGTCCTCGTGGTGTAGCCTTCGGACTCCAAGTCAGTGAGCACCGAGTCGAGTCCCAAGCTGATGTGACCATAAACGTTTTCGAGAACAACCCAAGAGGGTCTTTTGGATGCAATAACTTTGAGGATGTGCGGCCAGATGTGACGTGGGTCTTCTTCGCCTTGGCGCTTACCTGCTTGACTAAAGGGTTGACAAGGGTATCCTGCTGTGAGGATGTCGCAGTCTGGAACAAATCTTTCTGGGTCATTAGCTAACACCTTTACGTCTTCGGCCACAGGAACTTTAGGCCAGTGTTTCTTTAGGATTCTGCGACACCATGGCTCGACATCACAAAACAAAACAGGCACAGACAACTTCGCCATTTCAAAGCCTAGTGCAAAGCCACCTATGCCACTACATAAATCAACGTGTTTCATATCACAACCTCAATGCTGTGTAACTGTTACTTCTTCATCTCCAAAACTTTCACGTCCCATATCAAGCACAGTTTCCATATCCTGTGTTGCATGAAACGCCATGCCACGAGTTAATAATGTATAGAATATTAAATCGTCCTCAGAAATTTTATCAGATGGGTGATGATATATCTCTATTTCAAATCCCGCATCTTCACCATCTTCATGCCGCACAATTAATGCAGAGTCCCCAGGATTTAATGTTACTTCGTGATTGGTCGACATGATACTACCTTTATAAAATGTTCGGCGTCCATAATGGCAAGCGGCTTCTTGTGATTCATTTTTACAATCAACAAAGGTTCGCCACCTGTTTCATGACTTATAGCCTGTTCATAATAATTATACAGCGTAGTCATACGTTCTGTATTTTTACATTCAATATCATACGGAAATTTTCTATACGCCGCCGTAGAAAATTGAACATCTACACCGTTTACCCCCATCGGGGTTGACCTTATGTCTAGATTAGTCAACCCTTTAAAAGTGTCAAGCAGCTTTTCCACCACCCAATTCTGTAGTTTTCTGCCCTTTGCTTTTGCTGACCTCGGGGACATCTTCTTCTTCAATACGGATTTCGTAGATTTTGTCTGCGGGGAAGACAACCGTTTGCTCCTTGGAAGTGAGCGCGGGGAACGGCGCACCTTCGTTGAGTTCCGTGAGGAAGTCGCTCGCTTCATCTTCGGTGACTTTGAAGATTTTAGCGTTCGCCTCACCATCAGCTGACTGATACCGTATCGTCAGCGTCACGCCATTCGTCTGTGATGTGGGTGTACCAGACGAATTTGGGGTTTTTGCCTTTGCTTGGTAGTTGTCTTCTGAATTCGAGGGTGTTCCAACAGTGGTGTTTGTAGTCGCACCACGAACACTCCATACAGAGGGTTCTGTTACCAGTCTCCTTCTTGTAAAATACCTCGGGGATGTCCGAAAACTGTCTCTCAAAAGGTCTTGAGCCATTAGTTGCAGAAATGGCATTTCGTATCTTCTCATTTACTTCGTCCTTCTCCTGTGATGAATCTATAGCATCAGCAAATGCAATCTCTCCGGTAGACTTATTTAACGCTATCCACCCCTTGAACGCTTTGTCTGACGCCATGCCATAGCCGACTCCCTGAGCTACATAGCCAAAAGAGTCATTAGATTTAATGCGTTCATACGCTGTGTCAGAATTAAATTTGTGTTCAAACGCAAACGGTGACGCAGTTTTAATGTCCCATATGCCATCATCAAGTTCTATATCATACTCACCATTGATGACTGTCCCATCAATTTCGTATGAGACTTTTTCGTGCTTAGATTTAATTTTAATACCTGATGCTTCCATAAGAGCGATTAATGTGGCTTCCATGATGTCGCCCATAATCATACGCATCTTGAAATCATAAGTGCGTTTTTCTGGCGTCGCACCTTGTGCTTGAAGTTGTAACTGACAGGATGGCCTGCCCACGTTACTCATACGTAGAGTAAAGTCATCTTTGCCATCTGTGAAATGTTTTTTTAACGCACTACGGGCCGCTTCAGCGAAAGAATCGAGGATGTGAGGAGGCATCTCAGCCTCCCCACTTGCCGCCCTAGAAAGGAAGGAAAGAAGGCGGCTTTGGTTTACGTTCATGCTGTCAGTGACTCTGGTAAGTCATCATTGAGCGCATCGTCAATGGCAGCGTCAACAGACGTAGCATCTATGACATCACCGCTCATACGAAGGGCTTTGTCATATTCATCCATGATTTGCTTGTTTTCTCCATCAATGTGGTCAATGAAAAATTTAAGCAACTCTTGGTCATTGTCTGTGAATTCCAGCGGTCCGTCACCAACACTAAGGTCAGAGACATAATATACGAGACCACCGTTCTTTGCCTTGTTCAGAACAGCATTTAGATTGTAAAATATAAATGGCTTTTTCTGAGCAGACAACGCATCCAACGGCTTTGAAATAGGCATGAAGTTTGACCCACGCGCTCTCCAAAGCACTGGTAAATCAACGACCTCTGCTGAGTTACCATCGGCATCAACAGCGTCATTGAACGTAACTTTACCAAAAAGCATACGGAAGCATTTAATGTCCTTTTGCTTTAAGGCTTGTTCTGATGAAAGTGTATCACGTTGTGAAGCAGGAACTGAGCCACAACGGAATGTCCCAATTGTATCAGGGATTTCAGTTTGTGGGTATAAGTTTTGTGCAAGCACAGACTTGGACACCATTTCATTAGCTACAGCATCATAATGCATATATTGATAACGCTGTACAAAAAGCTGAAACTTAACAGTCTTAGCGTAGATGGCGACACCTGACGGGTTCACAAAGAATGAACCTGCTGGGATAGAGCGCCCATTGTCGTCCTCATGGTCTCTGTTTATCTTTAACAAAGCTAAGGACATACCACCACCAGACGATGGTTGGTCTTGGCCAATTATGCCGGCCAGTTGTTCAAACGAAATTTCATTTGTAACGGAAGGTAATGTTGTCATAACCGTACTCCTTTTAGACGAATGCAATTTATATCACAACTTGTCTCTTTAGTCAAGCGTGAATGATTCCATGTCGAGCCAGTTCTGACCTATCTCGACATCAACGTCCAGTGGCACATGCCACTTTGTGTTGTATATTTCTTCAAACAATTTATCTACATGACGCATCGCATCGTATGTAATTCTTGCGACTTGCTTCTCTTCACCTGGGTATACGTCTAACACTATTGAGTCATGAACCGTATTGATAAT